TCGGAATCAGATTGGTGCATTTTTGAAGACAATAAGTCTCAAGACATAAGTCAATGCACCGAAGAGACAACGGAATAAAACATGGTTTAAGATGCACATGATTGATTGATTCACTTTATGGTAGAAAGAGAATCTATGTCAACAGTAAGAGAAGTTTTAGAAAAACAACGTAATGAATATGGAGACCGTGAAAACACAAAGAATATAGAAGCCAGTGAAAAGGAGTTGCAGGAAGTAGAACACGAGAAGGCTGAAGCAAGAAGAAAAATAAGTCATAAACATTTTGATGAGATTCATCCAAAACTTTTAGAACTGGAGAAACCTCAACTCATACAATGTATTCTTGTTATAGCAAAAGCATTGACAGATAAGGCTTTACATCCACATCATGCAGCAGAGTTACATGGTATTGTTAAACACCACAAACTCGGTAAGACTGGTTACGAAGAACTCATTGATGAGGACGGTAACAAGATAATACAAAAGGAAGACGCACAGACTCTCCATACGAGAGATGTCCACAAACACCAAGGATAAAATGAAAAGATTATTTATATTGATGATTGGTTTATTATTCACGACTATCACTATGGCTTCAGAACCAAAGACCAAGGGTGATGTCAGTAAGTCAAAAGTAAAAGACTATAAACAGTTCTTTGAGAACTGTGACCAAGTTTTAACAGACACCTTTACCATTTGTTATTCACATAAACGGAAGTCGCCGACAGCAGTCTACGTTGAAATAACTGATAAACAAGTAGTGAAGGATATAGAAAAACGACCACCTTTCTACACAGACAAACGTGTAAAGAAAGGATATAGGACTTACAGTAAAGACTACACGAAGTCAGGATATGATAGAGGACACTTTGGAGCTTCAGACGCCAGTCACGATTGGGACCTGAAACACCAGAAGGCTACCTATTCAATGGCCAATATTGTTCCTCAAACTCCACGAGCGAACCGTTATAAATTTGTCGCTCTAGAGAAATACGAGAGGTTGATGGCAGTCGAACATGGTAGACTTCAAGTCTTGACGCTGGCGTATTGGAACGCTAAACCAAAGACGATTGGTAAGAATAAGTTACACGTACCAAGTGCCTTTGCTAAGATATTCACGTGTACAACTCATGGATATAGGGAGTGTTTCTTTATTTGGAATACAGAGAAGTATGACAAAGGGAATGGTCAAAACCCTAATAAATATAAAGTCCCTTGTGACGATGTAATAAAAATGTATGGAACAAATGTAGGCGAGGTTAGTTCTTGGGGTATGGAAGATTCTAAAAACCTCAAGGCGTTATTGAAGAGATTCAAGGAAACGCCTGAAGGTAGAGGAAAACATAACGAGACTATGATTAAACACCTACTTATGGTTATCCAATAATGAACAATACGGTATTCAGTAGACCAGACTGTATCTGGTGTGACAGAGTAAAAACTCTATTGAAAGAAAATGCATTAGAGTTTCAAGAAATCTATTTCGATAGAGAAGGTATGAAACTGCTTGAGGAACGGTACAAGGTAACGGTGCGTTCAGTCCCTCAAGTGATATTAGATGGTGAATTTGTGGGAGGTTTCAAAGAAGTCGAATCACGACTGAAGGGAATCAAATCGATAAATGGCATCTAGGAAAACATGGAAAGTAAATCTGACCGTGTTCAATCTTTATTAAACAAGAAAAAGGAACAAATGGCTAAAAAGAAAAAATGGTCTGCAAGTAGTGTAGATTCTAAAATGTCTAGTGATTCAGGTTCGACTGGTGGAGCTTTGGAAAAGGCTGTAAACGAAAAACCAGCAAAAACCCCTAGAATGTCTGGTGGTGGTAATCGTCCTAAGTTCATGAACCAATGTAGTAAGAGAAACGCTACTCAAATTATCGCCGCAATGGATACGTTGGACGCAGGTGGTTCTATCAAAGAAGCTTTCAAAGGACTACCCGCTGATGCTCGTGGAGCTATCAAAAGTTACGCAAGGTCAATAGGAGCATAATGCCTAAAGAAGCTTTCGATTTCGATTTCGATATTGATGCCCAAGAAGACTGGGGAGAAATTGGTTTTACTACTGAAGACTCCCTACGGTCTGGTGAATATGAAAAGGTAAAAGAGGTAGAGGAGAAGTCCTCGGCTCTGGAGACTATGAGGGAAGACTATGAGAAAAGAATGAAGGCTCTGGAAAAGAGTATCATTCCTCTCCTAGTCAACCTCGCTAAGAATCCTGACCGTGAGTATATTCTCTGGCCGAATCGTAAGGATAAAATCGAAAAACAAATCGACAAAATAATAGGATTAACCCGCACGTATACTTGACAGATACCGATAGTATGGTATAATAGTACCTATGAAACAACTTGAAAATATTGACTTGCGTCGAGCAGACAGCATGGTCAAAGAGATTGAGTCTATTGTTACTAAATACAATATGACTTATGTGGAGGGTCTCCTCCACTATATGGACTTGCATTCGATAGACGAAGACCAAGTCGCCCAATATGTTGTTGGCCCATTACGAGCGAAGATCGCCAAAGAGGCCAGTGACCTTCACCTAATAGTTGGTGAAGATGAAGTAACCGAACTAGAAGTCTAGTTCACAATCGCATATAACGCACACAACCGCACATAAAGGAAAATATGGATTTCTCCGCACTTAAGCGCTCTTCCCAGAGCGACCTCGACTCCCTCCGCGACGCCATTCAAAAGACAGAAAGTCAGGGTGGCAATAACAACGATGAAAACATCTGGAAACCTGAAGTAGATGCTTCTGGTAATGGTTACGCCATTATCCGATTTCTTCCTGCTCCTGCAGGAGAAGAACTACCTTGGGCTAAACTGTGGACACACGGTTTTCAAGGGCCAGGTGGCTGGTACATCGAAAAGTCTCTAACGACACTCAACCAGAAAGACCCAGTTAGTGATATGAACTCACGACTCTGGAACTCTGGTGACGAAGATGACAAGACTATTGTCCGTCAACGTAAGCGTCGCTTAGAGTATTACTCTAATATTCTGATTGTCTCAGACCCGAAGAACCCATCTAACGAAGGCAAGGTTTTCTTGTATCGTTATGGAAAGAAGATATTCGGTAAGATTCAGGAAGCTATGAATCCTGAGTTTGAAGATGAGACACCTCTTAACCCTTTCGATTTCTGGAAAGGTGCAGACTTCCGTTTGAAGATTCGGAATCTGGACGGTTACAGGAACTACGACAAGAGTGAGTTCGACACTCAGTCTAATCTCCATGATGGTGATGATGCCAAACTGGAAGAGACTTGGAAGGCTGAACATTCTCTGAAACCTTTTACAGACCCCAATGAGTTCAAGACCTATAAGGAACTTGAGGAAAAGTTACATCGTGTCTTGGGTATTGAAGATGCGAATCTTGGAACTGCTTCCGCATTGGATGATGAGGTTGAGGATTACACTCCTGCGAAGACACAGGCTACTACGCCTGCTCCAACCGAGACGGCCTCTCCCGAACAGGATATCCCTAATAAGGAAGCTATCTCACCTGAAGAAGCTAGTCAGTTAGACTTGGATTATTTCAAGAAGTTAGCTGCTCAGTCTTAATTCTCAGTATCTTGCCCAGCCGCGATAGCTGCAAAGCCAGGTCCAAGTTCACCTCCTATCTGGGGTGGAAGGGCTGTAATCGCGGCTATCTGGGCTTGAGCCGCAACGACTATGGCCTCGACCATTAGTCCTTGGGTGGGATCAGTGTTGTTTATTGTTAAGGCTTCTAAAGCAGCGAACTGTTTACTTGTGTCTACATTTATTTTAGAACCTGCCGCATCTCTCGCTTCTGCCTTTATTTGATCCTTTTTACTTTTATTGATTGTATCGTCTAGGGTCTTATTCTCTTTAAGATTTTTCTTGAATTTTTCCTGTATTTTTGAAGCTTCTACTTTAGCCTTTTCTAGGGCTGGACTTACTATTTTCTCTGTAGCTGATGCTACCTTTTTCAATCCTTCTTTTGCTTGACCGCCAATGTCCGTTACGGCATCTATCCAGCCTGTGTCCTTTTTAACAGTGACATTGAAACTTCCCATCGCACTTCCTACCTCTTTCATACCTGCGGCGAAAGCGGCGAGGTTCTTATACATCTTCACATCGTCAATTTTATTGGAAGACAGTTCTATCATTATCTGTCCCAGTCCACCGATAGAAGCTTTAGCCTCTTTCATAGAACCGAATATGGCTCCCATGTTACTGGACTGAAAAGATGAAAACCCTTCCCCGAAAGCTTGTAGAGCAGTTCCTAGTGCATCCAGTTGTGGTAAGTTGAATGCTTTACTGTGACTGATATCAGCGAAAAACTGCAAGGGTCCTAGTTTGGTCATCTTCTTTGATTTGCCATCACCCCACCCCATCCAACTCAACCCAGCATTAACAATGTCTTTTCCTTTGTCTATGGTCTTCCCCACAGCATCAGAGACACCTTTCATCATCCCACCACCAGCCATCGACATGAGTCCTTTACCAATACTAGCTATCGCACCACCAACTTTTTCAAGTCTATCAGCGTCTATCTTTTCCATCGGTTCGACAATGTTTACTAGGAATCCTCCCAGAGCGTCACCCATGTTGAAAAAGAGTTTCTTCAAGTTTCCGCCTGGGTTATCATCTCCAAGTATGCCCGCCATTATGTCCCCAGCTAATAGGGCAGTTGTAAAAGCTGCGATACCTGCACCGATAGCTCCAAACTGTACTGCGAATGAAAGACCTAAGCCTGGGATAGCGGCGAGGGCGATAAATGCCGCCATTTTCTTTTCACCAAATCCCTCAAAAGCCTGACCTATATTGGTCAACAGATTTTTAAGTCCTGCTCCGTCTAGCTTGAAGAACTTATCACCCAAGGTAGCGACACCGTCTGCTAATAAGAGTCCAACAGTAAAAGCTGCGATACCAGCACCAATAGCACCCATTCCTATGGGAACCTGAACCAGTGCGCCTGGTCCTAATAACTTTCCTAAAACTGCACCGGCCGCGACAATACCTCCAAGGATGACCATGTTTTTACCACTCAGGGAATCGAGGAAACTGTTTATTAAGTTCCCTAAAGCTTTACCGTCAAGACCACTCGCTGCTCCCATATTAGCGACGAAATCTCCCAACATAATACCTGTGAAGAAGCCTGCGATACCAGCACCGATACCTGTCATACCTCCGAAGAGTTTGACACCCATAGCGAGAGCCGCTGCTGGTGTATCAGCAGTTAACCATGACAATACTGCGACTGCTCCAATCAACCCTCCGATAGCGGTCATTGACGCTATTGTCATAGACCCTATTGCATCGTTGAACATGGTGACCATTTTCTTCAGACCTTTTCCGTCAATACCGTCTATCTTACCAATAGCATCTGTTAACGCAATACCAGCGAAGAAACCTGCGATACCAGCACCCATCGCTGTCATCGCACCCATAATCTTTATGGCCATTGCTAAAGCGGCTTTTGGATTATCACCTGTCGCGAAGGCCGCGACAGCTGCAACTCCTAGAAGTGAGAATAGAACTGCAGTTCCTTTCAGTCCTTCAAAGGCTCCTAGAAAATTGGCCATCAACTTTTTTAACGCAGTTCCGTCAAGGTCTTTCTGTGCAGCCCAGTCCGCGATACCATCAGCTAACGCGATACCACCAAAGAAACCTGCCATACCTGCACCAAGTGCCGCCATTCCAAGTGGAACTTTGACCAAAGCCTCTTTCTTCATACCACCGATTTTGACACCAGCAGCGATTATCAATGTCATGACCGCTAGGTCTTTTACACCTTCAAAACATCCAAAGAAGTTCTTCATTAGAGGCGCAATAGACCCACCTTCAGTTCCACCGAACCTTGTAATAATATCACTAACCCCTGCGAAGGCTCCAAAGAAAGCGGCGATACCTGCACCAAGTGAGGCCATACCTACTACGAACCGAGGACCAATTGACTTGAGTAGCTTTACTATTCCTTTGAATATTCCTACTGCTCCAGCTCCTAAAGCCGCAAACATTCCACCAAAAAATCCACCAGACTTAGCGGCTTTTTTCGTATCCATTCCTGTTGGGTCGCCACCCTTGCCACCAGCACCTTCTCGTTCAGCTTCTCTCCGTCTTGCTTCTTCCGCTCGTGCTTGAGCGTCAAGGAAATTTAAAATCGATTGTGAGGACTGTGCGGACTGAAAAACATTCCGCTGAATATAATTCAGGGTTTCGTTTATGAATGTTAATGCAGATGCAGTGTCTTTAGAGGATTGACCGTCATCTTTCTTTTCACTATCAACTGCGTTTGCTGAAAGTTTAGAGAGCATTTCGGATTGTTTGAGGATAGCCTCGTTATTGAGTTCTGAGAACTCAGCTATTTTACCAAACATTTCTGTCTGGTATTGTAGGATATTGTTAATGTTGAGTCGTTCTTTGGTAGCTACCTTTGTCTGATTATCAATCGATTCTTGTATGTCAAGAGAGACTTCAGTCGCGTCATTGGAATGTTCTTCTGCTTCACTCCTCGTCGCCTGTAGTTCTTTTACTACTTCATCGAAACTAGCTTTAGGTAACCTATCGCCTGGGACTGCTGCCTCTGGCATATTACTCCTCTGTAATGGTTTCGGTTGAGCTTACTTTTGTCCAGCTCTCTTCATCAATGGCATTTATATCATCCATGATGTTTCTCGCTTCACCTTCTTCAATGGATTCGTTATTGTTCCATTGCATTGTTTCTTGAACGTTATCATGTCCCTTTTGTGCATTTTCTACTTCTTTCAAATGTTGAATCAAAAGTAGAACGTGTATCTTTCGTACAAAAGGCATCATGTGATTCAAGTCGTATTGCGTGTACCCATGATGTTTGATAAGAGCGAAATCCGTTTTTATCATATTCTCTAAAGAATCATGAGCCACGCATACTAGAAAAAAGAGGCCATCCCCTCTAATCGTTTACTTAACGACTTACTACACACAGGACATCTGTATGGAATTTCCATTGATAACTTTGGTGCATTGGTGAAAAAGTCGTTCACCATTTTAAACTGCTCTGAGTTCATGGAGTTCAAGAAGGTATCTAATTCTCCTGCGTCCAGTTGGTCTGGCTCGAAAATGTCTCCTGTGTCTGTGTAAACCTGTTTGATACATTTCTTTACCATTGAAAACATGGTATCAACATCCTCGATATCTTCAACACCATCTGTGTCACCCAATGTAGGATATCTCATTTCCATTCCGATATTATCAGTCAGCATGAACCTAGTATTCTGTTTAGAGTTTTCTAGGTTGACGACTTTAGCTCGTTTAATATCAATGTTTACTTGAACCTGTTTTCCATCTCCTTCACAGTCATGAGGGTCTGTATCAAACCCCACTTCTTGATCTTCACCGACTGAGTTGGCTCGTAACTGGAGGAAGAGGAACTCAATATCAAAAGTTGGTAATTTCTCAAGGTCGAGTTCTTCCTGTACACAGTTATTTACAATTTGTTTCATGGAGTTAGCGATTTCTGTATTATTCTCAGTCCTCGCTGCTTCCAATAATATTCTTTCTTCAGATACTAAAAATGGTCTTAGGGTCAACTTCTGTCCTGTAGACGGAAGTGACACCTGAAACATTCTAACATCAAGTTTAGGTAATTTCATTATCTACTCACTTATTAAAGGTTTTTTTATTACTTAAAATTTTCTCAGTTATGGATTTTTATCAACCGATGACGATGTTTCTGCCGCTCTCCTTGCTGCGTCAGCTTCTATCGCTTTTGAAATTTTGTTAAAGGCTCCTACTGCAGC